TGTTGGGCCTCACGTTGTTGTTACCAGTTCCACTGTTGGTAGTATTGGGCTTCACGTTGTTGTTGGGCCTCACGTTGTTGTTACCAGTTCCACTGTTGGTAGTATTGGGCTTCACGTTGTTGGGCTTCACGTTGTTGTTACCAGTTCCACTGTTGGTAGTATTGGGCTTCACGTTGTTGGGCTTCACGTTGTTGGGCTTCACATTGTTTGGCTTCACGTTAGGGGGTCGCGGTGGACCTGGCGTCGGGGGGAGTGGGGGTATTGGCACGACCGTGCGTCCTTTTAAGAAATTTGGTGTTCCACTCGGTGGTCCCCCGACCGGTGGGCCACCAGCACTACCCGATTTTTGCTGTAAAAATGCAGGAGTTGTTATAGGCGGGGGTCGATTAGGGGGTCTAGGGAAAAATGGCACCTTCGCGTCACTTTTTATATTCTTCGATGTTAAACCTCGATTACTCATAAATCTCACGCGTTTTGTGGTCGCTTCAATTAATTCCTTTTTCGTCATGTTATCCGCGTTCTCTACACCAACCTTGTTGGCTATCCGAAGAAGTTCTTCTCTCTTAGTTTTCGGATCAAATAATAGGTCATAATTTCTGTTACCTAATATAACCTTAACCTGTTCAGGTGCAACTTTCACTGCTGTACTTTGTACTGCTGTACTTTGTACTGCTGTACTTTGTACTGCTGTGGGGGTCTTTTTCACTGCTGTGGGTTCTTTGAAAAACGATCTCATCAAAACAACTTTCGCTGCTGTACTTTGTACTGCTGCGGGACGTTGTTGTGTAATTCTTTTCACTGCTGTGACTGGAGACGATCTAGAAGTTTGTTTTCTACCAAGTTTGATGGGTTCTGATATATTCAAAAACTGAAGACGTTTTAGAATTGTATCAGTGAGTTGCTTCTTAGTCAACGCCTCAACCTTCTTGATATTGATCTTTTCAGCTAAATTCTTTAAGACTATTCTACTCGAAGATGTATCAAACAATTTCTCATAATCATTCGAATCAAATGGTGATTTCTTATCCAGTAGATATGTTCTATCTGGGGTAAGAATAAGGGGTGGCAACAGCAATTTTCCTTCCTGGATATTGGTGTATGCTTCACAAATCTTCTTTTTTGTTAGTTTGGTTGTTTTCCCGGTTCTGATTTTAACCACATTCCGGAGAACTTTAACGCTCGTGCTCTTTTTACACGGGTCTGTCATATATTTTAAACTAACAAAAAAAAGTGATTAAGTAGTCAGATATCCTCTGTTAAATAATTGAACTTTTTCTTCATAACTCATATTGAAATCGAATACATCAGTATCTTCAACGTTGATCTCAAGTACTTCTATTGGTGTGTCATAAGTCACCCGATTAGAAAGCGCTGAACGCACGAGGGTTTCAACAAACTGTTTTGGTGTTTGTATATCTTCTTGATACTGTCGATTCATCATAATTTTAATACACGTAACTTCGTGCGGTTTTTTATCAAAAAATGGTGTCAATGGAAATTCCTCTTTCATACCTCCATCGACGTAGGTTTGACCTTCGTACTTACCACATGCAAATATGAAAGGTACCGCCATACTCATACACACGGCATCAATAACATTCATATCTGGATGCGTATCCTTTGAAAAATACACAGTTTCTGATGTATTCATACAAAATGCCGAGATGTATATCTTCATATCGACTTCTTTGAATGTAGGGTCATAACCACATATTTCCACTAGCTTTTTACGGATAGGAGCCATATCAACAAATCCAAATTTGTTAAAAAAGGAGCCCAAACGTATCTTAACAAAATTGGGGATATTAATGGATAATGACGTGGTTAGAATTTCATCTACTGACATCCCCATAGCCAAAAATAAAGTTAATATTGCGCCGGCGGAAGACCCTGAAATTTCCTTGACATTGACAAGTTGAGACTCTCGCATTTTTAGGGCGCCAATCAATGAAAATAGTCCCATTGACGCTGGTCCCAGAATAAGGTACTTCATATCCCTATCTAATAGAACTGAGGAAATTGGCGACGCAATATCGCAAACACCAAGGCGTACACAACGGTGTGCGTTAACACCGATTGTATGCTCGTCTGACCAGAGGCGAAGAGACCTCCTGATTTGGCTGGAATTGTGAGCAGGAGACCGGGGCTTAGTAAGATGAACAGAGCCGTTGTAACGAGTAGATCTGTCTTGGTGAGTACGATACCCATTGTTTTGGCAATTAGGCTGTATACTAGAAAGAACACGAGAGCGTGGAAAAATACGGGCAGTTGACCAGTTTTCCTGTTCATGAAAGATAGTTTTGAGCCGTCGGTGGTCAGAAGAAGACCTGGGCTGAGTGATAAAAAAAGAGCAGCAGGGATCGCAACTTTTTGCGATGTGATATCCGGTAACATTTAATATATACGCATATAATTTTTAGCAAAATCAACGAAATGGTCGATGGTAACACCTCGCATCATCTCCTCATGGAGTCCATTATCATTTATGATGCGCCTGAGACTTTTCCATACATGATTGAGAATCATCTCTTCTTGATAGTCACATGTGATCCCTTCCCGGGGAGAGTCGTGTTCCTCATAACAAAACTCGACAAAGTCGCAAAATGTCCCCGTGTGTTCAATGTGTGCATCGTATAGGAGTGTCCTGATAGTATTCCACATGTACTGTAATTCATCTGAGTATTCGACTTCCCAGTCTTCGATATTCAGAGGAGTGTGTTCATTATTGAACCCCTCGTCATCACTGACGTCGGGATCAAATCCGTTAGTGGCTTCGTATACATATTGGCTCCAAACCATGGTTAGTTACTTATCTTCTTTCTCGGGCTTATCTTTTAAACCGGTTAATGAGAGAGAAGTTGATTCTTTTACTTTAAGACCATCTTTAATGGCATTTAAGGCTCCTTCAACCTTTGCTTCGTCGCCACCGAAAAATTTCAAGAGTCCATCTTTGATAGCATTTTTATTGATACTACCCGTACGAACAGATTTACGAAGGCTGATTTTACCTTTCCTGAGGTTAATGGTATCAATACCCTGTTCAACCATGTGTTTCTTCACATTCTCCTTGAGACGCTTCTCTTCTTGATTGAGGATTTTGATATCAGCTTTCGCTTCAGAAAGTTGTTTGGAAAGTTCGACAAGCTTGGAAACGTTACCTGAAAGGTCAGTTCCAACCGAAGTCATATGTTATTTCTACAGTTTAATCTTTAAGCACACAAACTGCGCTGCATGAGATCGGGGACGATGGTGGAGTTGTTCCACACGAAGGGATCCTTAGCGTTGGGGGGGTCCGCGCGGATCTGCTGGTTGGCGTTACGGAGGGCACCACCGACAGTCTCGGGGAAACCAACCTGGGCACGGGGCTCAAGGAAGTTTTGACCCTTGAGGATGTCTTCTGGGGCAAACTGACCGAAATCTTCCTCGGAAGCAACCTCACGGGGGAGGAGAGAGGAGGCGAGGCCGGTACCCTTCTGCATACCACCGTTCACGGGCGCAGCAGATGGCCCGATGGCCGAACCACTACCCAAGCCGACATACTCACGCTCATTGATGGAGTAGTCGGAAGTCTTGTTAAGGGTAGTGAGTAAGTAGACAACAACGGCAATAGCTACGAGGGTAAGTATCTTAGACTGGTGACGCTTAATCATATTAGCGATCATCTTTATATATTAGTAACAAATTTTTTTTATTCGTCATCGACAAATGCATATTCGTCTGGGTATGTATCGATGATTGGCTCTGGGTGAAGCCTGACCTGAACAAGATTCCATGTGCAAGCGAATGACTTCTTGGCGAACCAAAGTTCAGAAAATTCGAGAATCACATCACACGACTTATCCTTCTGGAGAGTTTCAAAATCCACAGCCTCCTGTTGAGAATTGAAAATCTTGGTGACATCGATACGATCGCATCTCAACTGGTTATCCGATGCACTATGTGTATAAGCTCCCCTGATAACATCTTCGGATAACTCCTTACCAAACCAATCAACCGCATTCTCTTGAGCGGCTGTAACATTTTCAGAATCGATTACTCTGATCTTATCAGCATTCACCTCAGATACGAGGTCAATAAGAATGTCATCGGAAATGTCCGAGATTTTAACACCATTCAACTGAACGAAAACCTTACGCTTATTATCATTACGAACTTTTACAGATCGGAGGCCATCTTCACCTTTGGTGAGGGTATCGAAAATCATTTATACTCTATTTGTGTTTCATTTCTTTAACCCAACAAATGGTATATTAGATGCCTTGTCGAGAATTGATTTAGATAACCAGTCATTTCTGTCCCCCCTGTACCCATACAATGTCTTCTTGATATTGAGACTTTTATTGAACTTTTGCGCATTCTTTGGCCTGTAATTTTGTTCATTTTTCACATATGACTTATTAGTGATAGTTTTCCATTTGAGTGTCTCCACATTGAAACGTTTGTTCCCTGATGATTTTTCGTAATTGTTTCCAACTTTTGTGCCCTGGATAACTGTCTTAATACCATGTACCATCTGCCTAGATAAACGTTCCTTTAGGGGTTCTGTTGTAAATTTACTGTAGTTTCGCGGGTTAACACCGGATGCTTTCTTGATATTAACATTTCCAGATTTGATGCGCACTGTGGGTACCTTTTTGATCTTGTTACGAACCTTTTTGAATATATCATCAATAGAATCACTCTGTTTCACGCTCTTATTAAACATTTTTCCAAGTTTTATGAGACGTTGGCGATCCTTTTCTTTCTTTTCTGGTCGCAACTTGAGTTTATGCATGAGATAAATGTCCCCAATCAAGAACTCTTTACTCGCGACAAAAATCTTATTGTTTACGATCATCTTTCCGGTACTGGCATTACGGTATGTAATCCCCTTCTTCCGCGTTAAAGCGACATCTGAACCAAACTCATCTGGGCGCATGAATGGAATGTCTAAGATACCACCCATCGTGAAATCTTGAATTTTACCAGTTTTTGGTGACAAATACCTAATATTGAGATCCAACGCGAATAACTCTACATCGATAAAAACGTCACCTTTCCCTGGGTCGTTATCCCCCCTAGTTTTCTTTTTCTTGATGAGTGTGTACCTCCTGGTAACGTACGGCCCCTTGTTTTTGAATCCCACACCAAGGAACTTTGTCAACTTACCTTTCTGAGCCAATATACGGTTTTTAATTCGTGTATTTAAGCGACTGGATATTTCCCCAAGTTTATTCCATAAGAGTAGTTTCAAAGCCTGGAGTTTCCCAAAGTATTTCGCATTCGTTTTCATGTGAGGGACAAATTTCGCATCGATGTCACTCGTGACTATACGATCTTTGAATTCTACATACATATTGAAAGCTTCTCCACCACTTATGATGAGATCACCAGACGATTTGAGAAATTCCGTCAGTTCTCCAGTTGTTTGAAGGATGATATCACGGATAGAATCTGTGACAAAAACATAAATCATCTTCTCAAACTCTTTGTCAGGATATGTACTGTGGACACGGTCCCTGAACTTCCTCAAATCTCTCTGTTCATTACGATCGAAATATTTTTTGAGTTTTGAATCTTTGAAAAGTAAATTATCATTCATGAATTTTTCAATGGTCTCTTTTGGGTAAATCTTTTCATCCATTATTATATTGTGATATATTATTATGGACTGTGGCATTATAGACGAATGTAGATGCTACATGTACGAAGGTACGAAGAAGCAATTATGTGGTGCGAGGAGGGGACCCAATATTTCTCCATGCCCGAGCGCGTGCTGTGCTGGTGGATGTTCTGGACAACCTTTCCGAATTATAAAGAGGCCCAGTCTTAATAAGAAAAAGGACTCTATGTTCTTTACCCGTGATTACCTGTTCGGTTTCTTTACGATAATTACATTATTCTTTCTCGTATTCCATGACTTAAAGATTAAGTGAGTAA